GACACGAGGCCACCGATCTCCGGTGAGGCTGCGAGACCAATGCCGACACCGGTGAGGACCACGGCGGCAAGACATCGGGGGAGTAGGGCGATCATGCTGCGTCCTCTCCGTACCATTGCCGGAGCGCCTCGCGGGAAATGTTCACGATGCCATCCGTGTCCGTGGCGAGCTGGTCAGCGATCGACTGCCACGACCATTGCGGATCAGCGGTGCGCTTCTCGCTCACGTACTCATCGAGCGGTCGTCCGAGTTTCAGTGACGCAAGATGCTGCGTCGGGGTCAATCGCATTGCGGCCCTCCGTGTCTGGTTGCGTAGGGTGGTTGGCGTACCCCTCTACGTCGCACAAACGCCCATAATCTTCGATCTGGTGCGTTCGCTGCGTGGCAACAGTGTTGCACGACAGGGCGAGAGGTGTCAAGCATTTTTTTTGCAACGTCCCGAAAACGACGAATGGCCCCGACCTCGTCACGCCGGGGGAAGCGTGAGAGGCCGGGGCCGGTTGTTCGCCAGGAGGGGCGACCTACGGGAACTCGTCGACGAAGTTCGGTGCGACACCACCATCACCCGGCGGCGGCGGTGGGAGCGGGGTGCCGACGTTCAGCACGGCGGTGCCGAAGCCGAGCACGACGAGCGCCGACAGGATCTTGCCCTCGAGACCGTCTTCGATCACGTCGAAGATCGCTTCGAGACCGACGAGGGTGCCGAGGATCGAGTAGACGGCGGTGCGCCACTTCGCCGGGATGGACTGTGCAAGGTTCTTCACGGGTTCTCCTTCGGGTCGGGGCCGTAACGGTGGCCCTTGGTGTCACGTTCGGCGTCGTGCTCGAGCAGCATCGCCACCGACTCGTTCAGCTTGTTGACCTGATCGCGCAGCGTCGACCCGCCATTCGTTCGAGTCTCCGCTGAGACTTCGGTGACGGCCGTCTCGACCCGTTCCATCCACGCCTTGAACTGCCGGAACCATCCGCGCACCGGTACGACCACCTTCCGCCAGATGACGCCGAGCGCCGCGATCACGGCCGCGGTGATGATGACCACATTCGGGACCCCCGCCGGGTCCACCTCGAACGCAAGCACCGATCAGCCCCGGTTCGCTGTCCACACCGCGCCACGCGGCGTGTTGACCCACTCAGGCGGACACTTCGACGTGGTCTGCAACGTCTTGATGAGCCCGTCGAGCTCGGCGGTCGTCAAGTCGTCGACGACACGCGCGCCGGCCTTGCCGAGCGCTATGTCGGCGTGACCGTCGCCGATCCACCCGAGTTGTGTCCCGTTGCAGATCAGACCGGTGTAGGCGCCCGGCTTGTACGAGCTGTCGGTGTATCGGATTCTGAACATGGCGTCGTCCTCGTCGTCGGTCGTTGGTGGAGTGGTCTGTTCGGTGATCGTCGCTGCGACGTCGTCGCGGAACTCGTCCATGTCCCACTTGCCCGACGCTGCCCACATCGACGGCCCCGACGGATCGATCTTGCGAGACGTCCACTCGAAATGAGCGCGGACGTGGGCGACCGGGATGCGGTAGTGGCGGCAGATCGCAGCTGACGACGTGAGTACCGACTGCTGCTGGGCGGCCGGATACGGCTCACCGACGCCGTTGTTGGCGATCTCGTTCGAGATGGCGTACAGGTTCATCTCGTTGGCCGGGACACCGTCGAGCGGGCCACCGCGGCCGTTGGTGTTCGTGGCGCCGGCGGCACACACCCACACGACACCGGAGCGGTCGGTGTAGATGTTGGCGACTGGCTTCACCGGTGAACCCGACACGATGTAGTCGACGTCGCGTTGGCCGTCTGTGCGCTGCGGGCTCGCCGTGTGGTGAACCATGAGGTGGGTGGGTCGGCCGTCGGCGTAGCCGCCCGACGAACGAGCTCGAGTCTCCCAGCCGTCGACCTCGACGACGGTGAGCCCCGCCGCACGCAGCACGTCGGCAAGGTCAGTCAGATAGCGGCCCATCAGCCTCAGCCGACCGACACCAGCGTGGTGCCGTGCGAGATGCGCATGAAGTTGCCCGAGCCCGCCGTCGTTCCCGCCACAGGTGTCGTGATGTCTGTGGCGTCGATCACTCCCTGCACGTTCTGGCGGACACCGCCACCGTTGAAATCGATGCCTTGCGTCATCGTGGCGTAGCGACCGCCCGACCGTTGATGCATCAGGAACGACAGTTTCAACGTGTTGACGCTGGACGCGATGTCGATGCCGATCGACGACGCATTGTCGACGTGGACGCCCTCGAGGATCTGTGTCCCCGCTGCGACCTGCACACCGATCGCGTTGTCCTGCGCTTCGATGCAGGTCGCCACGGTCCGTGCATTGTTGAACCGGAACCCGGCCGTGTCGGCGTACCAGCCCTTGACGTTCGTGACCCGGAAGTTGCCGGCCTCGATCCGCACGCTGTACTGACCGCCGCCGATGTTGCAGTTCTGGATCGCGCCGTCAGGGGCATCGATGTAGATACCCGAGCCGCCAGCGTTGCGGATCAACAGACCGTCCAGGAACACGCCGCGCCCGTTCGGTGCGCCAGCGATGTAGACGCCGTTCTGTGACGTCGAGTTGTCGAAGTTACTGATGCCGATGTCGCGGATCACCGCATACGTGTCGGGGTCCGTGTTCGGGTATGAGTCGAGGTCGCTGCCCGATTCGAGGTAGATGGCATGACCGGTGAACGTCGAGCCACTGGGCGTCCACATCCACAAGTCGGAGATCGTCGTGAAGTGGGTGTACGTGTCAAAGTTCTTGATCGCAGCGACCGGAGTGCCTGACCCGGTGGACGCCGTCAATCCTGACCCTGGCTTCAGTGCCGTCAGTTTTCCCTGGCCTTGCAGCCAGACACCGGTGCGAATCAGGATCGAGTTCGACAGCTCAAACTCTCCACCAGTCAAGATCACCCGGCCCGCCTGGGTGCCCGCAGCAACAGCCCGGTCGGTGCCACCCATGCCGGCGTCGTTGGCCTGCGTCGGTGATGCGATCTCGATAGCGGCGTTGATCTGCACGTCGTCAGCAGTGCCGTCGCACACGTAGTGCGCTTTCTCCTTGACGGCGGCGGGGGCGTCGTTCGAGGCGACGATGATCGCCCCGTCACCGACCCCGGCCGCGTCATGTAACGCCTCGGCGTAGCCGTACCAGGCCGTGTTGCCCGAGGTGGGTAGTGCTGTCGTCAATGCCATGTGTGCTCCCCTGTCAGCCCGTACCGAACGGGATCGTGCCGAATGCGCCCAGGCCGAATCCTTCGGTCGGCGTAGCGAACGTGCCGAGCCCGGCACGAATACCCCAGTAGGCCAGCGCGGCGGCGGGCGGCGCTGGCGGGTCGGTCGAGCCGAGCCAGGTGACGTCGGAGTAGCCGAGGCTGTCGAGCGACATCGTCGTAGTCGATGACGAGATCACACCGAACGTGATGCGGCCGAACGTGCCGACCGTGCCCGCCGTACCGTATGCGGTCGTGTTGCCGAACGACTCGTCGGGCGTGGAGCCCTCGAGGTTCGCCCCGTAGAACAGCCGGGCGTCGACGGCGGTCGTGTCGGTGGCGGCATCCACGCCGACAGCGTGAACTTCCAGCCGATACCAGGTGTTGTCGGTGAGCGTCGTCGTGGACGTGTGCCGCGACGTCGACGGGATACGGATGTTCAGGTTGCCGCCCGTTGTCACCCTCACATCGAACGCGGCCGTTGCCGTGTCCGACCCGTTCGCGTCGAGGATGGTCAACGCGGCCGCGGGCGTGGCATCGGCCAGCCGGAAGTACATGCGAACCCAGATTTCCGACGCAGGGGACGCTGGGTCCCAGTAGAGCAGCCCCGATGCCGCCGACGTAGAGATGAGCGCCGTGCGTGCGCCATGCAGCGTGATGTCGGTGTCAGCAACAACGACGCTCGCCGTCACGAAGTCGAACGCATCGCCCGCCGTACCGTCGTCAGAGTTCGCGGCCGTGATCGCCGTACCGTCAGCCAGTCCGTTCTCGAACGAGTTGAGCAACTGCGCCATCAGTTGTCCCGGTACTCGACACCCACGACGATGTCGGCCCCGGCGATCGTGGAGCCGATCTGGTCGATGTCGACGGTGATGAAGTCACCGGCCGAGACAGCGGTGACATCGGGGGCGCTGGTCATGTCGGTGAACGCCGAGGCGGCGATGGTCGGTCGGTTGCCTTGCGTCGTGAAGATCGTTGTCCCGTTCAAGTTGACGTCGAGGATCAGTGACGCCCCGGTCGGTTCCGTCGAACACGACGCGTACACGTTGACGATCGTCGCTGCCCGCTTGAAGTAGATGCGGATAGCGCCCGTGTCGACCTCGGCGTCGCCGGGCCACGTGTACACCTTCTCCTGGATCACGCCGAGGTTCTCGCGTGCGGCAGCAGCAGTCGACGCACCCGTGCCGCCGTGAGCCACGGCGAGGTCCGTCGACAGGCTGACGATTGTCGAGTCTTGAATGTCGACGGAGTCGAGAACGCCGCCGCTGATGTTCACGTCGTCAGCATCCTGCGCCGCGATCGTGCCAACTGCCCCGCCGCCGGTCACCCATTCAGTGACGAGCGGATCGAGTGAATCGATGGCGAGCACCTGCCCCGCCGTGCCGTCCACTGCGGGGCGTGGCGCGAGTCTCGGATTGTCGACCCCGGTCCACGAATTGAAAGCTGTCATCAGGACACTCCGATCGGGCGAAGATAATTGGAAGTAAGGGCTGCGTCAGCCCAGCGGTTCCCACCAGCGGTGGAACGTGCCGTCCGTGCCGGGTTCGGTCGTGTTCGCGTCGATCTTCGATTGCCACAACGTGAACTCGGGGAACGCCACCGCATCATGCGTGACCTGCTCACCGGTCTGGTAGGCGTCCTGCGCCCCCAACGGTTGCACCCACGGCGCGGCGGTCGGTGTGCGATGAATCTTGAACAGGGAGGGCACCTGATCGGGCTCCCAATCGGCCTGCGTCGTGTGCGCTTGTACGACTTCGACAAGTGTGCCGTCCCAGCGGTACACCTCGCCCACCTTGACGGCGATGTCCGGTTCCCAGTCGGGAAACAGACCGGCGAACTGTTCGGCGGCTTCGTCCTTCAGTTCGTCGGCGGCGATCAGTGGCAGCACGACGAGGCGGGCGGCGGCGATCAGCGACTCGTCGGGCGACGGGTACTCGATGACCTCGACGACTTCCTCGGAGATCAGGTTGCCGTCGGCGTCGAAGGTCTGGTTGCGGTCGATGCGCTTGGTCATGTGGTCTTTCCTCTCTCAGAACGAGGCAATCGTGAACACGCCGAACGCATAGAACCCAGCCGACGCTGTCGTCGTGACCGCCCACTGCGACGGGGTTGCAGGGGCCGTTGCCGAGTACGTGATCCCGGTGTCGTACATCTGTTTGATGTTGCCCTGACCAGCCCATGCGGGATGCCACATATTCAGCGCCAAAAGCGGACAAGACAGCGTGGCCGTGGACTCGCCGTTGTACCGCGCTAGGTAACGACCGGGGGAAAGAACCTGGCTTGTTGCCTTCGTCTTGATTCCGGTCGAGTCAATGGCGATCGTGCCGAGGTCCACCACTAGTGCGTCTGGTTGGAAGCTGTCGGTCGCGGAGTAGATGGAAAGCGATGCTGACGTTGCTGCGGTTCCGGCCGTGGAAACATTGACGAGGAACCCGGCAAGTGTCGTTGACTGCGACACGATGAACGGCGTGTAATACGACGTGTTGAGCGAATGTGCCTGCGCGCCTGAACCGCCCTGCATGTATTGGCCGGGAACGACGCAATACTTGGTGCTGTCGGCTTGAATGAAATTGAAGTCAAGACCGCCACCACCGCCACCCGCAGCCGCAGCCCACTTGACGCCCGCAGCCTCAGCGGAATCGACCGTCAACACATGCCCGTTCGTGCCACCGACAGCGACCCGTGCCACCGTGTCGGCGGCGGTCGCCACGATCAAGTCACCCTTGGCGTCCATCAACGACTTCGGGATCGCCCCGTCAGCCGTCGCACCCTGCGCCGCTGTGGCGTAATCGGTTGCCGCCGTCGTGGCAGCCGTGCCGAGGCCGAGCGTCGTGCGTGCCGTCGCCTGATCGGCGTCATCGACGAGCGACGCACCGAACGTCGAGATCGTCGTGTTCGCCGGGAGTGACAGTGTCTTGATGTCGGCGTCGACCTCGGAATCCATCAACGCCCCAGCCGCCGTCACGTTCGCAGTGTCGGTGACATCCGCCAACGCTTCGATGCCGTCGAGCTTCGACTTGAGTGCCACCGTCATCAGTCCCGGATTCGTTCCGTCAACTGCTGTGAGTGTGGCATCTGTGCCAGTGTCGGACGTGACCTGCGACGTGGCGGCGTTCCAAGCCAGGTTCGCACCACTGCCACCTCCGCCAGCGTCGCCCCACTCCGTCACCAACGGTGAAAGCGATGCGATCTTGAGCGCCTGACCGGCCGTGCCGTCGACGGCGGGGCGTGGCGCATACTGCGAAGTGAACGCGGGCGCGGCGGCCACCGCCGTCAGAGTCGCCTCGGCGTTCTCGCCGTCCGGGCCGAGCATCGCGAACTTGGCGGTGCCGTCCGACAGGTCGGCAGACGGGTTGCCCTCGACGAAATCCTTGAAAGCTGGCATCAGTTGACTCCGATCATGCGGTGAGAATCCCGGTCCAGTCGGCCGGCGACGCGACCCCTGTAGCGATGTAAGCAGTGCCGGCCGTCGTGTCGATGTAGATCAGACCGACCGTCGACGGCGTCGATGCGGGAGCGCCAGCACCAGACGAAACGCCGGCGCCGCCGATCGCGTTGACGGTGACCGCGACCGTCAGGTCGGAGTCGACGGTGAGCGTTGCATCGGACGTCGAGCGGCCACCGTTGGTGCCGTCGGTCACCCGAACCGGCCCGGCGAGCCACGGCCGCTTGTCGCCGCCACGCGTGACCCACAGCGTCCACTGGTAGGCGTCGCTGGTGAACGCCGTCGTCTCGGTGTCGGTGAACGACAGCGTGACGACATTGTCACCGGCACCCGACACGACAGCGGTCAACGTGTCGACCAGCGCGCCCGCGGTCGAGTAGATCTCGCCGGCGATTGTCGCTGCCGACACATCGACGGCCGCGTCGGCCGAGTCTGTGACCGTCAACTGGAACGCCATGTCGGCGCCCCTGACGATCGTGAGGGGAAACTTCGTTCCGCGATTATCAAAGCCAACGCTCATCGCATTTATCTCCTAATCAACGGATCGACTCACGCCGGGGATCGTCAGCTAGCCGCTTCGTACTGCCCGGTGCAGCGAATGAGGTCGCCCGACGTAAGACCGCCGGTGAAGTCGATGACACCCAACAGGCCGGACCCGGACGCCGTAGTCGACGACTTCAGACGGAACGTCGTCGTCGTGAACGGGAACACCTGGAAGGGATAGATCGTGGCGGTCGAGTCGTCGGTGACATAGCCGGTCCCCCCCGTCACGCTGTTGGCATCTGCGGCCGTCGCAGGCAGCGACACGCTAATGGCGTTCGCTGCGGTGCCCGCACCGGTCACCGCAAGGTCGACCGTAAAGACGATGAGCCGTCCGTAACGTGCATACCTGCTGCGCGTGTTCGTGACGGTGACGCTGCCCGACTGCACGACGGCAGGCGTCCATGACGTCCACGCGCCACCTTCACCGAGGGCGTACGTGTTGAGCTGTGCAGCCGTAGGAACGTCCCCGTCGGCGAAGGTGATCTGTGCCATCCAAATACCCCTGTCAGTAAGACAACTTGTTGCCGAACGCCGCGCCGATCTTGCCGAGCGTGGCGTCACCGATCTTCCAGTACGGCCCCGACTCCGACACCGCCGGCGCCAGGTAGAACTCGACATCCCACTCGCCACGCCCGACCCGGTGGCGGATGCCCTGGATCGACGTCACGAACGTTGAGGCCGAACCCACACCAATCGGCGTAAACGACACCGTCAGGACCTTGCCGAGGTCGGCGGCAAGAACCGCCGGGAACAGGTCGGCAGGATTGGCGCGCGGCTTCACCAGCAGCGACGACACGCGCGTCCGTGGGTCTTTACCGACGCGCACCCTGAACGACGCCAGCCCTCGAGCTGGGTTGATTGTCTGAATCAATGGCGCCGACAGCTCGTCGGACTCGTAGCCGTAGGTGGCGATCGACGTAGCGTCCTCGACGACGACGTTGCTGTCGCTCTGGTTGTAGATGACCTTGACCTTGTTCGTGATGACGTCGACGGTGTTGCCGTCGGGCACTACGTCGTGGAACTCGAGGTCTGGTGCCGTGTCACCGAAGTCGGCGAACGACGTCTGGTCGAACTGCCATGCCCGGTCACGAAACGCCAGCTCCCCGTCTGCGGTGGCGTAGAACAAGCCCTGCTCGGTCAGCTCGACCTCGCGGATGTAGTCCAGCGCGCTGCGCCCGTTCGGCATGTACTCGCCCAACTCGATGCCACCGTCAGCGATGTCGCGCGTCCCTGACGGCCAGCCAATCGAGTCCAGCACGCGCCCGATACGGGCGCCGGGATACTCGACGAAATCGCCACCGAACGCGAACCGGCCGGCGTCGTAGTGGGCCGCGATGCGGGTCGACGTCAGCGGGGCGTCATAGACCGCGAAGTGTGCAACGCGGTTTCCGTCGGAAACCTGCACCCCCATCGGCGTCGTCTGGTCGAGTGTTTCAGTGCCGGCGGATAGGGCGTCCTCCGAGATCAGCGCGCCGTCCACGTACACCCGCAACACGTCATCACCATCGACGCTTGCGGCGACGTGATACGTGCGGCCAGTTTGAAAGTAGTAGACGTCACCGCCAGCGTTCTGGCGCTGGTTGGCCGTGGCGTTCGAGAACGTCACCGACACGTTGTCATCGGACACCTGGATTCGCAGGTAGCTATCAGTGCCGGACTTGGCGACGACTGAGATGTCAGACGTAAAGCCCAGAAACGTGTCGCACTCGAACACGCAGTCCACGGCAAATGGGTCTGCGCCGAGGAACGTGCCAGTCTGCAAATACGACAGGGTTCCGGGACCATCTGATTGCGCTGAACCGGCGCCCGGAATCCAATCGATAGCGCCCGTTGTCCACTGCTGACCGCTGGCGGGGAGCAATGGTAGGCCGGTGACCGTGTCGGCACGCTCACCGGTGTCGCCGTCCTGAAACGGCCAGTAGGCGATCGCCCCATCCACTTCGACCTCGGACCGGTACACCGACGCAGCGAGCGTCGCCTGCTCCAATAGGCGGAACGCGTCGACACAGTTGACCGTGACCGTCGAGTCGATGTTCTGGATGTACTGCTGCGGCCAGCCCTGCACGAACCCGTAATACAGCGGGTACTCCACGCTTTCGCCGGGACCGACACCCAAGATGCCACCCATGCCGTCGGTCAACACCTCGCCGAACTCGTCGGTCAGCGCAGCGGCGTAGATGGCCTTAATGCGGAGCGGCACCATCGGCACGAGGTCGCCGAAGTAGTCGCCGGCGGCGTGCGACGGATCGAACCGACGGCCCCTGTTGTCGAGCACGACGCTCGCCGTTCCAGGCGAATACGAACCGAACTCGTCGGCTCGGCCGCGGTTGATCTCGAAGTCGCGGACGTAGTCCGTGATGTCGGTCCACGCGGGCGTGTCCGTCGGCCCGTACCCGAACGCCGCCTCGACCGTGATCGACGTCTCGAAGTACGTCGCCGTCATATCCGTCGACCGCCGGAGCGATAGTACGACTCGAGCGCCGATGCAACCTGTCGCCCGATCTGCTGGCCATCAGCACCCATACCGGCCGTGACGTTGATCGTAATGTTGGTTCCACCGCCGCCGATGGTCGCACCGTTCGGGATGACGTTGCCCGACTGGCTGCCCATCTGCAGCAGCTCCGGGCCATCCTCGCCGACGACGTAGGTGCCGCCGGCGGACACCGGGCCACCAGCAGCGCGGAACCCGTCGACCGAACCGGCGCGGCGAGTTTGCCCGCCCTGCGTGGCGCCGGTCTGGGCGACGAAGTTGACGTAGCGGGTGTTTTCGAGCTCCTTCAACGCCAGCGCCGTCGCCCAGAACGAATCCTGGTCGAGGTTGGTGACGAGCTCGGCGACACGCCTCTTGTCTGCCTCGGAATCCAACGTCTCGCCGTAGTCGAGGAGGTCGGACTTCATCCGGTCGATCTGCGCCACGGACACGTCGCCCGTCTCGACCGCCTGCGTCAGCAGCCCAGACAAGCCCTCCTGCGCCACGCGGTACGCCTCGCGGTCCGACAGTTGGTCGCGTAGCCGCTGGTATTCCGCAGACAGCGCGGCGGCGGCGTCCTCAGTGTCCTCGAGGCTGGCTTCCAGTCGGCGCGCGCTGATCTCGGCGTCCGACATGATGTTGGTGCCGCGGTCAATGTCGCCGGACGTCTCGTTGAACGAGTCGCCGAGCGTGCCCACCGTCTCGGCCGCTTCGCCGAACAGCTCCTCGCCCGTCTCCATGATCTCGTTGAACTGGTTGACGGGGTTGATGGCCTTCTCGATGACGCCAAACGCATCGCGCAGCGGGCCGGGCACGACGTTCGCCGCTTCCCTGAGCGCCATCAATGCGTTGGTCGCGCTAGTGATCGTGGGCGTCAAGCCCTCACCGACGATCAACGTGACGTCGGTGACGGCGTCGCCCAGGTTGTCCATTGCCGCCCGGTACTCGCGGGCCTTACGGACTTCGTCCTCGTCGAATATCTGAGCGTCGGACGTGGCTTCGAGTGCTTCGATGACACCCTCGGAGCCGTTCATCACGAGCTCCGCGACCTCGGCATAGCCGCGACCGAACAACTGCTGAGCGACGCGCGCCCTCTCCGAGGCGTTCGGAATCCTGCCGATCACGTCGATCGTGTTCAGCATCGTGGCGTTCATGTCGTCAGTGCCGTCGGCGGCCTTGATGACCTCGATGCCGTACTGGTCAAAGACGGCGTTGCCCTTGCCCATCTCGACGGTCATCTTGACGAAGGCTTTTTCGACCGCCTCGGCGGACACGCCGATGTCGTCGGCGGCGCTGATCCAGCGCGACGCCTCCTCGGTCGAGATGCCGGTCGCCTCGGCGAACCTGCCGGCCGCTAGTGCGGCGTCGTTGAACTCGTTGACGGCTTTGGCACCGAACGCCACCAGCGCGGCACCGCCAGCGACAGCGAGTTGCGCGGCGTTCTCCTTGATCGCGTTGAACGCCTGGCCGGCACCAGCCTTGAACTTGCCGAGAGCGCCATCGGCGTCGACGACCGACTTGCGGAAGTTTCCGAGCGCCTGGTTCGCCCGGTCCACCGTGACGTCGACAAGTACGCTGATCTTGTTCGCCACGGCTCACCCCTTGACTCTCGTGTTACCGTCGGCCCACATGACCATCATTCGGCAGAAGTCCAAGCGCCAGCAGCAAGCGGAGGGGCTCGTCGTTCTCGCCCTCGTGATCGCTGCCGGGATCGCTGCGAGCTTCGGCTTCCTCCGCTAACCCAGCCTGGCCTTGCGGATCGCCCGGCCGATTCGCTGGTCTACGATCTTCGGCACCTTCGGCTCGATCGCCGCGAGCGCATCCGACGCCGTGCCCTTGCCCTGCGTCACACCGTTCCACCGACGGATCGAACGAGCCGACCGACGACGACCGGTCACCGTCAACGACGACGACCGCAACCGCGGACCGGCCGACGCGTTGCGACCGAGCTCGGCGACAGTGATCTTCCCGGCAGCACGAGCGTTCGACGGCTTGAACGACAGGCGGCCAGGCCCGACGATCTCGTAACGAGTCGACAACGCACCCGGCCAACCCGAGAACTGGCCGTCAGGTCCGAGGTCGGCCTTCGCTGCCCGATCGGCTTCAGCCTTCGCCATCTTGCCGATCTCGTGCATCATCGCGTCGTCCTTCAGCTCCTTTTGGAGCTTGGCGACTTTCGCGTTGAAGCTGGCGAACGTGTCGGCCACGGCGGGCTGCGATCAGGCGGTGATGTCGCGAACGATGGCGCCCGTGATCGGGAAGCTGTACGACTTCATCGCCAGGTCGCCGACCGCGCCACCGAGCGAGTGCGACGTGATCAGCACGTTGCCCTGATACTCGGGGTTCGACGCCGAGATCGCAGCGTCGTCGAGCTTCAGGGCGAACGGGACGACGGTGCCGAGGATCGCGTAGAAGTCCTCGTCGATCTGGTCGTCGGCGACGTCGTCCATCAGTTCGATGGCGAGCGTGCCCGACTTGAGTCCGCCGATCATCTCCGTCCAGCCATCGCTGGCGAAGTCGGTCGTGTCGAGCTGGTTGACGTCGATCGTGAGGGTCGCCGACTTGCAGTAGGCGGAGATGTCGACACTGTTGATGCTGACGACCTCAGCCGTCAGAGCCTGGATGGCCATGTTGTTGCTCCTTGGGTTGAGGGGATCAGATGATTCCGCAGGTGACTGCGAAAGCGAACTCGGGCGACGACCCGCCGATCGTGTACGACACCCGCCAGTAGTCGTCGGTGATCGCACCGGCGGTCGACAGCAACTCCGACGTCAAGCCGGTGGCCTGCGTGAACGTCAGGCGGGTCGTCGGCGTCGTGAAGCCGGCGTTGTCGTCGGACTGTACGATGACGTCGAGCGTCGGCGTACCACTCGCTGCGATGACGTGGAGGGCGGCGTAGACCTTCTGGCCGGCGGCGACCGCGCCGAGCTGGCGGCCCGTGCCGGTCGAGCTCGACGAGCGCGACACGTTCGACGGGTGCAGCAACTTGCCACGCACGACCGGACCGGTCGAGGACGAACCAGAGATGTTGCCCATCGCCAGCTCGCCGACGGCACCCTGAACGGGCGTGTACGTCAACGGGATCGACTTCAACAGGTAGGCGGCCGAACCGTCAGCCGAGCCGGTGACGATCGACTTGACGACGCCAGCCTGACCGAGCAGCGGGTACAGCGTGTCGTCAACCGAGGCTTCGGCGACGTCCTGCATGAACTCGATCTGCACGCTGCCGGACTTCAACCCACCGATGGACGACGTCCAACCGGTCGAGCAGAGCGACGTCGTGTCGAGCTGGGCGACCTCGTTGTTCACGCTGAAGCTCTTGGCGTAGCACGCCATCTCGATCGACCCCACGAGGATCGACATGTCCTTCCAATACTGGATCGCCATGTCAGGACTCCTTCACGGGCTTGGCTGCTGTCTTCTTGACCGGTCGCGGTGCTGGCTCTTCTTCGGGCGCTGGTGTCGCTGCGTCGACGAAGTACGCGCCGTCCGTCACGTACGGCGAGTCGTCCTCCCACAGCGAGCCCACAGGGATGTCGCCGAACTCGTCGACGTGGTGCGCCTGGATGCAACGCAGCATGAGTCAGCTCCTCTTGAACACGATGGACAGCGGCAACTCGGCGGACACCGTCGGCGTCTGCGGAGACTCCACGAGTGCGCCGTAACGATGATCTCGGGCATCTCCCGGAAAGACGTCGCCGAAGGTCTGCGCGCCAACAAGAACATCGGCGATCGATGACGACTCGCTCGTGCCGGACGACAGCAGGTCGTCGAGCAGCCGTTCACCCGACTCCGGCGAACCGGCGTGCGGGACGATTACCTCCACCGTGAGAAACACCGTCTGCATTCGCAACGCACCGAAGGTGCCGTGGTACTCGATGTAGGTGTCTGCGCTCGGGCGGACCACCACAGCCGGCAGACGAATCGACACGGGGCGGTACTCGTACACGTTCAGCGACGAGTCGAACCCGGCGTTGCGGATCAGGTTCGCGACGCCCTCGCGGACATCGGACAGGACACTCATCAGGCAATGCCCCACGAATCGCCGCTACGGAACGGCTGCAGCAGGCCGCCGATCGTCGAGTTCTCCATGATCCGACGAGCGAAGTCACCGACCTGCACCAACCCGAACCGGGTGTCGCGCATGTCGAGGTAGTCCTTCGCAGCGAGCTTCGACGCCAGCTTGATCGAGTCGGGAATCGCCGGCCAACCATGCTGTGCCGTCACCGACAACGTCGCCTCACCGTTGCAAGGAACATGCCACGAACCGGAGATACGCCTGATGTAGGCGAACGGGTACATGATCCCCGTCTGCGACATCTGATTGGCGCGGCCCGGCCACGTCTCCAACTGGTAGTCGGACGCCGAAAGCGTGGAGCCGTTGTCGACGATCACGAGGTTTGTCGTGTTCGCGATGTCGTCCACCTTCACCAGGTCGCCACTGATCGGGGCGTAGACCTTCGTCGTCTCGTCGTCGGGCACACCGAACGTGCGGACCGTAGCGAGATCGATCGCCTGGCAGCCGACCGTCAACGCCACCTCGATCTCGGCGAGATCCGCAGTGACCGTCGAACGCAGATACTGCTCGGTTTCCTCGACCGTGGCGTAGAGCGTCATGGTCACCGCCTCTCAGATGTGCGAGTCACCGTGCCCGGATCGGCGGGTTCGCCGTCGGAGTCGACCGGCTGCCACGACAACGTGGCGGCGGTCCCGGCGAGGATCTGTTGATCTGCGACCGTCGAGAGCAGCATCTGTTACCGCCTCTCAGGTGTGCGCACGGCACGCTCGATGCCTTGGGTGCGGGTCGTGGTCTCGAGGTGAGGTTCGACCCAATCGGCGAACTCGGTGAACGCCTCGCGCAGCGGTGTCTGCGGGGCGTCGCCGTAGGTGTCGCGCCACTTCGTGTTGTCGCAATCTCTCGACATGACACCCACCGGCCCTTCGATCGTCACCACTTCCGCGTCCGGTGCGCCGACGATGTCGAGACACATCCGGGCGACCTCTTCGCACGTCACCGCACCCTCAGCACCGACGTTCACCGGGCCGTCGTAGCGGTCATCGAACCCGAGCGTTATCAGCCGGTCCACAGCGTCATCCACGTACAGGTATGAGCGCATCTGTTCACCGCTGCCCCACAGTTCGAGACGGCCAGTGCGGCGGGCGGTGAGCGCCTTCGTAATCACCGCAGCCGGGAACTTCATTCGCTGACCGGCGTGTTCCTGCAACGGCCCAAAGATCGTGTGGCAGATCGCCACCCGAGCATCGATCGGCGCTCTCGTGCACAGCTCGAGGCCGTACCGTTTCTCCCAGCCGTAGCCGGCGTCAGGCGTCCCCCACGACAGATGCTCCGACTCACGCAGCTTCGGTGCGTCGCCTGGGGTCTGCTGGATCTCGGTGGCGTAGGCGCACGCCGATGACGTGTACACGAGCCGGGGTGTCTTCTGCTTCGTGCATTCGGTCAGCACGTTGTTGGTGATGCGACCGTTGGTCAGTGACGCCGGCCAGTCCTGCGGGCCGTGGAACCATGCGACACCGCCCATGTCGGCGGCCAGGTGGTACACGACGTCGGCACCGAGTACCGGACCCGACGCACCCGACGGTTGGCTGAGGTCGGCGGTCCACCGCGATGCACCGTCGAGAGCGTCGAGACGCCACGCCGGGAACTCGACATCCACTGCGACCACATCGTGCCCGAGCGAGACCAGGCGGCGGACCAGGTTCGACCCGATGAACCCGCCGCCACCGAGGACTGTCACACGAGCCATGTCACCACCCCTTCGTCGAACGGCCACACCCCGACGTCACGTTGCGGAGCGTCGATACGGCCGGCGTCCGGTGTGGTGCCTACCATGTGGGCGTCCCAGTGGTCGTACACGTACAGGTGCTG